GGTGGATACCCAATACAAAGGACGTATTGCCCAAAAACCGAATACTTTAATCCGGACAAAACTCTAAGTACTTAGGAATCAAGTAAACCCTTTTTTCCTTTTAATCAAGTGACTGCAACTCTTACTCAGCTCGGCCAATCTAATAAGGCCGGCGATACTAAAGCTCTTTTTCTGAAACTCTTTACGGGTGAGGTCTACGAGGCCTTCCGTAATGCTACGATTGCAAAAGGCCTGGTTCAGAACCGTACCCTGCGTAACGGCAAAGAAGCCCAGTTCATTCACACCGGCCGCATCCAAGCTGGTTTCCACACCCCCGGTACTGCTATCCTTGGTAGCGGCAACCCTCCTGTGGCCGAAACCACCATCGCAATGGATGACCTGCTGGTTGCCAGCGCGTTCGTTTATGACCTGAACGAGACCCTGGCCCAGTACGATGTTCGTGGTCCCATCGCTCGTCAAATCGGCCAGAGCCTGGCTGAATTCTATGACCGTCGTGTGTTCCGCGTTCTGGACCGTGCCTCTGGCCTGTCCGCTGCTGTGACCGGCGAGCCTGGTGGTTTCCGCGTGAACCTGGGCCTCAACAAAGAGTACGATGCTCAGGCCCTGGTTGACGGTTTCTTTGAAGCTGCTGCCCGTCTCGATGAGATCGCTGCTCCTAAGGATGGTCGTGTGGCCGTGCTGGCTCCTCGTCAGTACTACGCCCTGATCAGCCAGGTGGACACCAACATCCTGAACCGTGAATACGGCAACACCCAGGGTAACCTGAACAGCGGTGAAGGTCTCTACGAGATCGCTGGTATCAAGATTTACAAGTCCAACAACATCCCCTTCCTTGGTAAGTACGGCTCTGCTGCTGGTACCGCCATCGATGCGACTGCTGTGACCGGTGAGAACAACAACTACGGTATCGCTACCGATTTCACCAACAGCTGTGGCCTGATCTTCCATCGTGATGCTGCTGGTGTTGTGGAGGCCATCGGTCCCTCCGTTCAGACCACCGGTGCTGACACCAAGGTGATCTATCAAGGCGATGTGATCGTGGGCCGTCTGGCTTACGGTGCTGGCCCTGTGCGCGTCTCCTGCGCCGGTGCTTTCCGTAACGTGGCCTGATTTCTTTGGGGACTTCTTCGGGGGTCCCCTCCCTTTTTCTACCTGCTCAATCAATGACTACCAAACTACAAGCAATCAACCAGATGCTTTCTGGTATTGGGCAGGCACCCGTGGTGTCTCTCGATATTGCAAATCCTGAAATTGCTCTTGCTGAAACCGTACTTGATTCGGTCAATCGTGAGGTGCAAGGAGAGGGGTGGCATTTCAATACTGAGGTGAACTATCCGTTTACGGCTGATGTTAACGGAGAAGTTTTGGTTCCTCAGAATGTGCTACAGCTTTCCGATAACAAGATTTCCAATGTCCAGAAGTATCAAACGGTACTGAGGGATGGAAAGCTTTATGATAAGGTAAACCATACCTTTAACTTTACCGCAGGCAGCACTGTTAAGTGTGATGTTGTCTGGTTCTTTAACTTTGAAGATCTTCCTCAGGTCTTTAAAGATTACATCACCCAACGCTCTGCTCGTGTCTTTGCTGGACGTGCCCTTGGTTCCCAAGAAATGGTAACCTTTAACGTTCAGGATGAGGTGTTGTTGCGGGCGAATTGTATTGCCTATGACACTGACACTTCTGAAGCCAATGTCTTTGGTCAGGAGAACGGTCAGAACTTCTACATCTCTTATACCCCCTACCGAGCTATTGCACGATAATGGCTGCCATCTCTCAGAAAATTCCTAATCTAATTGGTGGTGTATCTCAGCAGCCTGATAGTCTCAAGCTCAACAACCAACTGAGAAGTTGCACCAATTACTATCCAGACCCTACCTTTGGTTTGGCTAAACGTCCTGGCCTTCGTGGTATCAGGCGCCTGACTAATGCGTCAGCAAATGGTACGTGGTTTACCATCTTTCGCGATGAGGAAGAGAAATACATTGTTGAGTTTACCAAGGTTGGTGCTCTACGTATTTGGGATGCCAATAGTGGCATTGAACAAACGGTAAATCCTATTACTTCTGCCTATGCAGCTCATGTTAGTGCAGATGATCTTGCTATCTTGCAGATCAATGATTACACGTTTGTACTCAATCGTAAAATTGTTGTAACAGAGAATGCTGCAGACCTAAGTGCTACGGTAACCCCGTTTGGCTTCATAGGCCTTAACGTTATTTCTTATAACACAACCTATACCGTCATTATTGATGGCACTAGCTTTAACTACAGCACACCTGCGACATCAGCTACAGCTTTGAATGCTGCAGATATTCTCAATGGATTGGCTGCTGCTATTAACGCAAACCCGGCTTATGTGGCTACAGTTGTTGGTAAATCCGTTCACGTTCGTCGTGCCAACAATGCAGACTTTTCTTTAGAAGCCCGTGGTGGTCAGACTGGTTCCGCTATTGAAGCCTTTAAGGGTGTTGTCAGTGTGGTGTCGGAACTGCCCACGCAATTCCTTAATGGAGCTAAGATTAAGGTTCAGGCTTCTGAAAACTCGGATGGTGATGATTACTGGGTAGTCTTTAAGACAAGTAATGGTGGAGCCAGTGGTGCTGGTTCTTGGGAAGAATCTATTGCTGGTGGTATTGTTGAAACTATCAACGAGGCAACTCTTCCTCATGTAATCATTCGTGAAGCCAATGGAACCTTTACCTTCCGTAAGCTGGACGAAGCATCAGCAACGGCAACTCCAGCTACGTCTTCGGTCAGTGGTGTTCCTCAAACCGTATCCGTTCTAAGTTCCGGTAATGGACGTTATGCTGTTGGTCAAAGCTTTCCTGTTTATGGTGGTACTGGTCTGAACCTGCGCCTTAAAGTAACGGCAACCCGGACAGATACTACAACCACTAACTTTGCTTGGGCACCTAGTCCAACCAACTACGTTGAACGTATTATTTATACCTCTGGCAGTCAGACCTACCGGTGGTATCGTAATGGTACAGTATTTCAAACCACCTCCACTGACACTGCATTTGATATTGGTAACAATACCTATTCGGCTCTTGGTGCTTATACAACTGTAGCTTCTGGAGATCCGTCTATTGCTTTGAAGCAGCAGGCCGGTCTGCGCATTGTCACCACTACCACAGGTGTTATTGATGCGGTTGAGATCAGCCGAGCAGGTCGAGCATACACTGCTTTAGATACGGTAACCAACCTTGAAGGCGATACGTTCCGTGTACTGACAGTTGCCACTGTTACTCTTAACGTTGATGCAATTGCCAAGCAGTTCTGGAAGCCTAGGGAAGTAGGAGATGCTACAACCAATCCAATGCCTTCCTTTGTTGGTAACGCCATCCATGGAATTGCATTCTTTAAGAACCGATTGGTTTTCATGTCAAATGAAAATGTAATCACTTCTCAAGCAGGGGACTACTTCAACTTCTTTGCTTCTACGGTTCTTACGGTTGTAGCCAGTGATCCAATCGATCTTTCGTGTGGTAGCCTAAGGCCCATTGAATTGCGGCACTCCATTCAAACTACTCGTGGTTTGGTTCTGTTTGCAGACAATGCTCAGTACATTCTAGAAACCACAACCGAAGCATTCTCGGCAGCTACTGCTGAGATCAACTCTGTGTCATATTACAACCAGAGTCCTCGTATTGCTCCGATTGATACTGGTCCTAGTATTGTATTCCTTGAAGAGAATGACACCGCAGCCCAGGTGTTTGAAATGCTTGTTGGTGAAGCAGTTGGTTCTAAGCCTGCTGTTGTTGAACTGACACGTATTGTTCCTTCTTATATTCCCTCTGATATTAAAGAGCTGAAGGTTACCTCCTCTGCAACCACCTTCATGCTTACCACCTATCGTGAACCTAATGCTATTTATGTGTTCCGCTTCTTCAATGATGGAGCTGAACGACGCATGGCCTCTTGGTTCAAATGGGTAGTGAGTGGTGATGTAGAACTAATCGAGTTCAACCATGACCAGCTGTACATTGTTACCAAGCAAGACGGTGGTTATGTGGTTAGCCATGTAAACCTTCTGACAGAGACTCCTGGCGGTGCTGTGTTCTTTGATGGTGGCTATGTGGATCTTCGTCTTGACCTGATGGATTATAACCCCACAAAGGTTTACTTCGCAGGAACTGACACCACCCACGTATGCTTCAAGGATGGGTTCAATCAAGCCAACCTTCAACCAGTGCTCGTCAGTTTGGATCCTCTTAATCCAGGCTACGTCCAAGAACTTGATCTTGAAACGGATCTTGCTCAGCCAGTTGGACAACGTTACTTTGTAGAGGTGGATGGAAATCAAACCCTTTCTAAGTTTGCTCTTGGATACAAGTATGTTGCTCAGGCTACCATGCCTGCCTTCTTCGTAACCAATAGTGAGGGGCGAAAGGATACCTTGAATCTTCCCATGGTCAATCGTATGCAGATTGATAGCTACAACTCTGGACCGTTTAACATCACCGTGGATGCTGACGGAAGAGATTCGTTTAGCTTGGACCTTCCTCAAATTACAAGTAACCTTTACTTGGCCAACTCCGTTCCTATTCTTAGGAATGCTCAAAACAAAGTTCCTGTTATGGCAAAAGGTAATCAGGTAGAAATTACTCTTACAGCTGATTCGCCATTCCCCACTGCATTCACTTCTCTTAACTGGGAAGGTACTTACAATAATCGCGGCATCAAGTCCGTATGAAATGTAAACAGCTGTTCCACCGAGCCACACGCTACGATGCTATGTATGTGGCTGAAAACCTTCAAGAAGATGATCGGCGTGAGGTTCTGGGTCTAGGCATGGATCCAGTCTCCGCCGTTACTCTTTCTGTGTTAGAGTCTGAAAACCCTATCACCTTTTACAATCCATATACTGCAATGATTTGTGGTGTTGCTGGGGTATCCAGAACAGATGCCCATAGTGGAGCCGTCTGGATGTTGACCACACCGGATGTCCGCCAGATACCACATCTATTCTTTCGAGAAGCTAAGAAATGGCTTAGTCAACAAACTAACTATGAGATGCTTCACAATATTGCAGACCCAAGGAACACGATGCACATGAAGTTGTTGCATATGCTTGGGTTTAAACGACTAGCTTATGTGACTGTTGGTCCATCCAACCTGACCTATGTTGAATTTGCCAAACTAATGCCATGTGCCTTGATCCAGGAACCCTAGCGATTGTAACCAGTATTGGTACCGCAATTAGCGGCGGTATTCAATCTATTGCAGCCTATTCTCAAGAACAACAGGCAGCTGCGCAGCAGAACATCATGGCCATGCGCCAGGACATGCTCGCTCAGCAGCAGTTCCAGCAGCAACGTTTCAGTTATGAAATGTCGGAACGTGCCTATCAAGATCAAATTAAATTTAACAGTGAAGCTGCAAACCGTGCCTATGTTTCTGAACAGAACAAGCTAAGGGCAGAACAAC